ACCCTTCTTTCCTGTCCCTGATGCTTCCTCTTTTCCTGCTCTTACTCTCATCTTGATCTCCTGATTTCTGAGAAAATTAACAAAAATAACAACGGCAATATAATTATTGCTTCAATCCCTAATACGATTGCGATAACGCCGATGATTTCAGTCATTAGAATGGTATGTCATCGTCTGGTGTTTCTGCTGCAGGTCCAACACTTTCAACGAATGGTTCGTTTCCGCCTGGTTTATAGTCAGACTCTTTCTTGAAACCTTCTAGTCCAGCCGCAAACTGTTCTGAACGTGCTTCCATTCTTTCGGCACGTTCCTTGTCCTTTTCAGCCTTGATTATTGAATTTGAATAATCCTTCAGAGCGGAGAGGACGCTGCCTACGGTTTCATTATCGCAAACGACCTGCTCCTCAATGAACTTACTCAGAGGCTTTTCGTGAACATTTATAAGGAGGTTTTTATATCCAGCACTGTCGGAGGGGATGGCCACGTCAGGATTTACTTCGATATCAAACTTTCCTTCTGCATTTGTGAATAATTTGACACGGTGACGGAAGGCATCAATAAGAATGATGTCCTTTTCGGTCATAAGCTTAGAGATTCTCTCCATGAGAATTCTATACAAATAATCTTGAAACCAGGCTATCTTGATTTTCTTTTCGTGAGCGACATACGTCACAAAGAACTTGGTGGGAACAGCAATCCTGAATACTGCCTTCGGTACCCTATTTTCGGTCATCCAACTGTCGATTGCACATCCTGTACAATTAATACGAACAGGCCTCATGCCACCGTACTTCTGCATGAATTCATATGTACCGAAGTGAGTATTGACTTCCTCGAACGGATAGTCAATTTCACAATCGTCAGCCGCCACATCCATTGATGCGACCTTCGGTATAATGAAGAACTCATAGCTCGTGTTCTTGGCAAATTTCAGGAAGTCTACTGTGCCGAATGGACCACCAGAACTGGCGGCTTGTTTTTGATGGGTCTGCTCAAACGTCTCTTTAGGTCGAATCTTCATTACGTAAACCTCCATGCGTTATAATTTATAATACCACATCTATGCCTTACTGACGTACGGTTCAGATTTTTATTTGATTGTTGATTTTCCTCTTAAGTGATTTCGAATAATTTTCATCTACTATCTTACCATATTCTACGGTCGTCACATAGTTCATGCGGCAGATTTTTTCTGTTGTGAATGCATTTTCGAGAGGGTTGATGTCCCTCTTCGCATTATTGGCAGAAAGTATAAAATAAGTTTTTCCGCCCGACTCTCCAGCTTCTGGCTGGTCACCTTGTACTATGGGAATTAGACTGTTTAGCAGTTTAGTCGAGTTGATTGTGTAGAAAATGTAAGAGGGCTTACACAAATCTTTAATCGTAGGGTCGATTCTCTTCCTATGAATACGGATTGTATTGACACTCTTTGAAAAATCTGGCTCAAATAGTTCTGCCACATTAATTTGAGAGGTTTTATCTACACTAAAGATAACCACCATCGTTTGATTTTCGACAACATCGAATCGATCATCAAATGCTTCCGTTTTTAAATTATAAGTATAGAATCTCTCTTTATCTATCTTATATAGGATAGCTTTGTCGGTGAATTTATTTAATTTCGGAATAAAATCAGCAATCTGAATGCTTATGAAATTTTCACTGAATTTATTTCTTAAAGGCTTCAACGGAAAGAATACTGAAATTAGTTTCGTGGTTGAAGTTTTTTCTGTTGACTGTTCGGCCACCATTTTGCATCTCCTTAGATTATTTCGCATTTCCAGATAGAATCAACTGCTAAACTGTAGTTCAAATTTAATTTTTTGAGTGCAGGTTCTACGGCGCCTCCTGGGCGGAGATCGTGGCCGCAAATTAGCTTATTACAAACAGGCCACCACGATATTATATCTGTGAGAACACCTTCTTCACTATGATCGCCGTCTATAAAAATCATGTCAACCGATTTGTGCTTGAAAAATTTAGATGCTGAAAAACTATCCATTCTGTACACGACGAGATTCTTAAAATGTCCAACGTTGGCATAAAATTCTTTGTAGAATGGAGCTTCTCCAAAGATAGCAGGATCGCATTGAAACATGTCTACAGCAAAAACGGGGCCTGAGCAACCCGTGCATAATGCGTAAGTGCTTCTACCTTTGAAACTCCCAACTTCTAAAACTGATTTCATCTGCTTTGATGTTTCGTGGAGCCATAAGAGCTCTGGACCTGACATCCATCCTTCTATGCTGTAGTTTATCATTCTGTCTCTTTTTTATAGATGTATTTTTGCCACTCTGAGAGATTCTCTCTTATTGTCTGCGGATATAATTCGTCAATTTCGATTACTTTAAGCAGGTCTTTTCCTTGTCTACCTGTTATATCATCTAGATTTTCAAATCGTTGCTTGACGCCTTCAAGAAACTCGGTAGTATTAAGCTCAGTATGGGCGGCATTCTTCATCTTATCAACTATTTTGTCAAATCCACCGAGGTATGTAAAATGATGTCCACAATTCGGTAAAATTGGTCCCATTGCTTGCACTCTCAATAATGTTAGGTCGCCACCGGCTTCTTTGCATTTTCTACCAGAGGCTGCATACGGATAAGCCCATTTGGCTAGCTTTCCATCGGTTGTCGTCCCACCAGAGTTGAAATTGCTTTCAACGTTTATATAATAGCAGAACGTCCGCATGTCTAGTCTTACAAAATCCCATACTTTCACTTCTTCTACAATCTGTGGAATTCTTTCTCCGTTAATAATTTCATCTATGTCTAAGACGATAACAACATCGTCGTCCATTAGCGGCAATTTGAAGAAGGGATAGTTTCTTTCAACTGTTATCCTTGAAAAGCGATTGTCAGTCATGTCGCAGTTTCTGTATCCGGTTTCATCATCTATTAGAAGATGCACAACCTTCGGGTTGTCCCTGTATTTGTCAATAGGGAAGTTGACTGGTTTAGGGTTACCCACGTGCGTCCACAGCGATTCAACAACTACTATCTTGTCGACATACGGAGATTCTTCTTTTATCTTTAGGTCGAGAACCTCTTCATTATTGTAATACATCGTTGTGCTATAAATCATTTTAACACAATTACGGCTTGCTGAATACCAACGCCGCCTCCAGAAAATTTGTTTTCTAATTCATAGAAAGCTTCGTTTATTTCGTCCATGTAATTCAAATATGAATCTGGACCAGCAATCAGCTGCTTTAGAAATCTTGTACCCAAATAATAAATAGAGGAAAAATCATCAACATGAAATGTCAGGTTTTTGCTTATCAACAACTTCTTCAATGCTGACATTCTCAAATAACGGTTGAAATCGTGCATTGTTATTGCTTCGAGACCCCTCAGCATTCTCATTGCATTCAGCAGCTCCATGGGCTCCCAGAATGCTTCTGAAAAAACAATAGTGCCTCCAGGCTTGCAAACCCGGATGCACTCGTTGATTGCCTGAGTTTGTTCACTCCAAGTTGGAAGGTTGATGAGCACTCTCGTTGTATAAACCACATCAAATGTGTTATCTTTAAACGATAGCTCTCTAGCATCTCCAATTTGAAAGTCTACGCTATCAGCATCCTTTTTAGCCTTATTGGCGGCTTCAATCAAACTGACGGCATAATCGATACCAATAAATTTACATGTACGATTGCGCCGCGATTGCTTGATGGTCGAGAAGCCGTTAGCACATCCTACATCTAATACTTTTTTCTCTTTGCCGATGTATTTGCCAATTGTATCTATTTCTAATTCGATGCAGAACCTGTCGTTCCAAGAAGCCTCATTTGATGTGCCGAATTTTTTCCCTTGCTCTTCCCAGAATTCTTTGATGTAATCATTGCTCATTTTTCACCTCATGCTAATTATAGTTCGTTATAGTCTCCGCCAAATGTTTCTTCTTCACCGGCAGCTTCTTCATCTGCCATTTCATCCTCGGCCGCTGCTTCTTCGTCTGCGCCTGGAGGTTGTTCTTCTCCCGGAGCTCCTCCAGCCTGTTCACCACCTTGAGCAGCCTGTTCAGCAGCAGCTGCATCAGCAGCCATCTTAGCCTGAGCATACACAGGATTGAGGATAATGTCACCTTCAGGAAGCTCTTTGTAACCGTACTGTGCTCTAATTTCATTAACGGTCTTGAGGTATTCAACTTCTTGTTTTTCAAGTCTGATTTTCTGCTCTTCGATGAGGTCAGTATAGCCATGAAAAGCGAACTCAAATTCTCCATCGGTTAGCGGACTAACAATATACTTATTGATAGTCTTTTCTATAAATCTTAGCAAAGGGACAAGTCCCTTATCCTTTGAGAATTTGATCTTTTCAATGGCTGATGAGTCGTTCATCGGTCTGCCCTGGCCAGAAACGCCTGCTTTGTTCTGGAAATTGATTTCAACAGGGTCAATTTGATAAACGCCGCATGTTACGTTGACAAGATATTCTAACCATCTACCAAATTCCATGTCTCGGTTTGATTGTCCGAGGTTAATCCAATCAACTCCACTTTCAGAAGCGAGGATAGGAGTCTTCCAGGCATTAGACACACCAGTTAGCTGAGCATGCCAAGCTCTACGGAATGCATCAAGCTCTTCTCTTGGTACGTTGGCGCCCTTGATGTTTATGATTCCTTTGGGAGTTGATCCTTGCGTGAAAAACTTCTTATTGTATTCTTCTCCGTAGATTTGAGCGGATATGTAGTTGAGGGCCATTTCAATCTCTGAAATGCCATATCCATTTGCCTTGATGTCAGTAGTTGGATTCCTAACGGCGAAAGCCATTTCATCATAACCATAGGCGGTATATAAATTTCCATCGATGAACTGCACATAGTAGATTCCCTTTTCAATTCTAGTTTTTGGATCTGATAGCCTGATAGTTCCAGAATCTACCGCATAAAACGCTGAAGGTTTTCCCGTTTTAGGGTCCTTTACAATTTCAAAGCATAGTTGGTCAAATGTTAAGCTGTCTCTAACAATCTTTCTAAGGAATGTTGAAAAATCGTCTCGCTGCGGATCTTTCAATCTCGTCTCTGCAGTTCCACAATTATCAATAAATTCTCCAACATCCATGATTGTCTGGACTTCTTCACGGGTTGGTTTAGGTACTTTCTTGTCAGGATCAGATTGTTTCATTAGAAAGTTATATTTTCTGCTCTTTGGTACAACCGTGTATCCGATTCTATCATTTGGGACGATATACGGTGTTGCAAATAATCCGCACTGATTGATTCGGGTATTGATGATTGAGGCGATGACCCCGTTTCTATATGAAATCTTACGGAGGAGCTGATACGAAAGAGCCCACGAAGCATTCTTGGTTTTGAACTGTAGATAGTCGAGAACAAATAGTGGATCATAGAACTTAGTTACCGGAACTTGATCTCTTGGATCTTGAACATCAAGAACTTTACCTCCTGATAAAGCGACCTTTTGTGCTTTTTCAAGATTCTCTGCAGCTATAGCCTGTGCTGCATCTGATTCACCAAAAGTATATGATAAACTTGATTTAGACTTAACGGCTTTCTTTCGAGGCATTATTAACTCCTTAATTAGTAAACTGTTTCCAATCTATCGTAACTGCCGTCTCTGGGAGAGCGACGTTAAAGTCGAGGGGATGCTTATAGCTATCATCATAAATTAGCTTCTGTTTGTCATAAACTGAGCCCTTGGGCACCTCTTCACCCTGGCCAAACTGTTCTTTATTCAAGAATGAAAACGAGCTGGATTGTTTTTCGTGTACTAATACGAAGCAGCCAACTGCAGTCGCCATAATACTATCGTCCTTTTTTCCCGTCTGTGCTTGAGGGCGACCTGCGTCATTGTAAATAAACGATAAACCTTGATCGAGCCAAATTCTACTATATACCACTAGCATGTTGTTTCGTAGTAGTTCACCAAGATTGTCTAGAATTAGCGGTCTTGTCGTACTTGTTGTAACAAATCCCGGTTTTCCATCCTTGCCATGATAAATGTTGGGATATCGATCTAGAACTTTTATCTGGTCCTGCATGTATCCGTTCATCGCCCAGTAGTTGAGTAGATGACCGTGATTATTTCTCTCTATTACAAGGCGCGGATATCCATAAAGAGCAGATAGATGATATATCAATCGATAGAATTTTGGCATCGGTAGCTTATCGGAAATTTCCGCACAGAACTCTACAAAAATAGGGTCCTTATTCAGTCTCAATACATATGCAGATGAATTGTCCGATTGTGGATTTCCTTCAGCAGGGTCTACGCATACTAGATATTGCTGATTCGGTTGACGCTGCTTGAAGATGGTGATCTTATCATCCATTTCCTTCTTTGCCCATTCACTTACTTTATTTTCTTCTATCCAGAGGCCAATCGATTTGATGATTTGTCTATCAAAGAATGGTTTACCGGATGCAATAAAGCACGAAACGTCATCCTCAGGATATTCTTGCATGAATTTTTCTTTTAGTGATGCTTGCTTAGATCGTCTCCACATAATTTGACCGAGATCAAGGTGGTGGACTTTTATCATAGAATTTTCGTCTTCGGTCAAGGAGTTTCTAATGTAGTCTTCTTCAGATTGCTCGAGCTTGAAACGATATTCAGGATGATCGAACCATCTATAGAAATGAGGATATGGAATTTGATTTATTCTGCGATCCATATCGGATGTGCCTACTGCGGCCAGATAGTCATCATGGAAATGGTTATAACCATTTGCTGTCGTCTCATAAATGATGACGCCGTTATCTTTAGGAACAGTTTCTAACAACGATGGAAGAAGTTCTTCAGGCTTATCCCAGAAGGCAAATTCAGAGCAGTGTAGAAGATTGATGGTTGTTCCTCGACCGAAGCCAACCGATCCTGCTGTACCGATGAAGATCTTACTGCCGATATCCTCAAACACAATTTCTCTTTTGGATGAATATTTCTTTTGAGGACGGATTTCTTCGGGCAATTTTTCATACATCAACTTAGTGATTTCAAAGATTCTGGCAGTTGATTCAGCATCGTGAGCAATGATGGCGGCAACCGTGTTAGGCACAAGA